CTTGTTAAACACACCACAGAACTTTCTAAAGAGTTTGGGTGTGTTATCTTGGACGAAGCCCACCACTGCCCTGCCACTACATTTGCATCAACTATTGATGCCTTTCATGCCCGTTACCGTATTGCACTTAGCGGGACGATGGTTCGCAAAGACGGCAAGCACATACTATTTCCAGACTACTTTGGGCCAGTAGTTTATCGACCCCCACAGTCTCATACTATGACTCCTGTGGTGCACATAGTTAAGTCAGGAATTACCCTAAAGCCTGGAGCTACTTGGGTTGATAAAATCACAGAATTATGTGCTAGCGAAAAGTACAGAAACTTTATTGCTGATATTGCTACAATGCAAATTGCAGCAGGTCATTCAGTGTTAATTATTGCAGATCGAGTAGAGTTTCTACAGAAAGTCAAGGAATATGTCGGAGAAGATTGCGCGCTTGTTACAGGCGACACCGAGTTTGATGAACGAAAGCTCATTAAACAACAACTACTATCCGGAGAAAAGAAAGCAGTTGCTGGCTCCAGGCAAATCTTCTCAGAAGGCATATCTGTTAACGTACTCTCCTGCGTAATTTTAGCAGTACCAATGTCAAACGATTCACTACTAGAACAAATTGTGGGTCGAGTACAGCGTCAACACGAAGATAAAATGCAGCCGTTAGTAATAGACATTAACTTTGCTGGTTATGCTGATAAAAAACAAAACAACGATAGGTTGGCGCTTTACTTGCGTAAAGGCTGGCAGATAATAACAGCATAGTTAAATTTACACTTGCAAAGTGCAGCTCTCTGTGCTATAATATACTCTGAGTTACACAATATGGCTGTATTTTTTAATCTAGAATTACTAGAAGCAGAATCTCAATGCGACCCTAAAACAATGCTTGTAATGCTGGAACGACATTTTTACAAAAAGCTAATACCGAAAAACCACCGTCAACAAACATACAAGAACTTGTCGGGAAATAGCTTTTTGTTAAATGTCGTTCCGCTTTTTACTGATAGCACAGATATTGCACACAAAGCGCAATATATTAGACTAGCAGGACGACGCGACTATACTTCTTATAAATTTTACAACATAACGTACTTAGACCTATCCTTTTTTCAGGATATAAATACAGAACTCATAAAGCACAATCCTCTGCTAAAACTAGACTCAAACAAAATATATTTCAAATACGAAAGCAAATAAAAATGGCAATCTCATTCAAAAACACAAAAGGCAAAGCACAATCCAATAAAGTCGAGGCTTACGAATACAAAGACGGCGAAAACACGGTTCGTTTAGTTGGCGGAGTTCTTCCTCGTTACATTTACTGGCTTAAAGGCGCTAATAACAAAGACATTCCAGTTGAGTGTTTGGCGTTTTCTCGCGATAAAGAAAAGTTTGATAACTTGGAAAAAGACCACGTTCCAGCATTCTTTCCAGAGCTGAAGTGTTCATGGAGCTATACAGTTAACTGTATTGACCCTAAAGATGGTAAAGTAAAAGCTCTTAATCTTAAAAAGAAACTATTTGAGCAAATCGTGTCGGCAGCAGAAGACTTAGGTGATCCAACTGATATTGATACTGGTTGGGATGTTGTGTTTAAACGCACAAAAACAGGCCCGCTAGCTTTTAATATTAGCTATGATCTTTCAGTACTGCGCTGTAAGCCACGCAAACTCACTGATGCCGAGCGCGAAGCAGCAGCCGCTGCTAAATCTATTGACGAAAAGTATGCTCGCCCAACAGAAGCTGAAGTACTAGCACTGTTGGAGAAAATCACTACTAATACAGACGAAGAAGCTACTGATGAAGCGACTCAAGAAGCTGTAAAAGAACTAGGTTAATAAACACATAGCCCGCTAATCGTAAATGCTTAGCGGGCTATTTTGTCTGATAAAACATGAAAATACTATTTACAGCAGACGTACATATTAAATTAGGCCAAAAGAATGTTCCAGTGGACTGGGCACGAAATCGCTTTAAGCTATTTTGTGAACAGTTCAGCACAATGCAAGAGTCTGCTGACTTAGTTATTGTTGGTGGAGATGTTTTTGACCGATTACCTACCATGGACGAAGTTGAATTATACTTTGACTTTGTGGAAAGCTTTACTAAGCCAACTCTTATTTATCCAGGTAATCACGAAATGTTGAAGAAAGACACTACTTTCTTAACAAATCTGAAAAAAGCCACACATCGGTTAAATCGACTAGTACAAGTCATTGATGACTTTCACAGTCAGCATGGGATAGACATTATTCCGTACAATAAACTAAAAGAATTTGAAAAAGCCCCGCACTTAACTCACGGTAGAATTTGTTGTACCCATGTTCGTGGCGAAATTCCTCCACACGTTAAACCAGAAGTTGACCTAGAGTTATTTAAGCGCTGGGATGTTGTTTTAGCAGGTGACTTACATAGTTATGAAAACTCGCAACTTAATATTCTTTATCCAGGCAGTCCTTATACTACTAGCTTTCACAGGCATCCTGTGGACACTGGAGCTATTTTGCTTGACGCAGATAGCCTGGATCATGTTTGGCTCAAATTCAAGTTACCTCAGTTACTCAAACAAACGATTACGGCTAATGAAGCTGCCAGTGCAGGAGCTACCGACTTTGACCACACAATCTATGAAGTCGAAGGCGATATGCAAGAACTTGGAGAATTAGCTGATTCAGAGCTAATTGCCACAAAAGTACTAAAGCGAGATACAGACTCTGCTTTGATGCTAGACCCAGAAATGTCCTTGGATGCTGAAGTTAAGGAATACTTAACTTATATCTTAGAACTACCAGAAACAACTGTCGACAAAGTCTTACAGGAAATGCAAAATCATGCAGAAAAATTCACATAAAATTGCAGAAGTATGGTCGCAGACTAACTGCCCTGCTTGTACCGAAGCTAAACGAATTTTGGACAATGCAGGCATTAGCCTTGTTGAAAAAATGCTTGGCATTAATGGTTATACTAAAAAAGACTTAATTAACAGAGTTCCACAAGCTCGTAGTGTGCCACAGATTTTTCTTGACGGAGAATATATTGGTGGACTAGTAGAGCTAAAACGAAAATTAGCGCATGATAACAATAAAAACACTAGCTTGGTCTAATGCATTTAGCTACGGCACTGATAACAAAATTGACTTTGCTGCGAATCCTCTTACTCAGTTAGTAGGAAAAAATGGTCATGGTAAAAGTTCTATTGCTTTAGTGCTAGAAGAAGGCTTATTTAATAAAAACTCTAAGTCTATTAAAAAAGCAGATATTCTTAACAGATACGTCAAAGACAAAAGCTACTCTATTGAGCTAGTATTTGATAAAGACGGTACTGAGTACAGAATCGAGACTCGTCGTGGTACTGCACAAACTGTTAAACTATACAAAGATAATGTTGACATTAGTGCACACACTGCTACTCAGACTTATAAGTATATCGAAGAAATACTTGGTTTTGACCACAAGACTTTTTCACAGATTGTTTACCAATCAAATGCATCTAGTCTTGAGTTTTTAACTGCTGCTGATACAGCCAGAAAGAAATTCTTAATAGAAATTTTAAATCTAGGTAAGTATACTCGTGCTCAAGAAGTATTCAAAGAAACTTCGCAAGAACTAAGCAAAGATATTGCTAGTACACAATCTCAAGTAAATACCGTGGTTGCGTGGCTAGATAAATATTCCAAAGTAGACCTTACCCTAAAGCAAAGCACTCCAGTACCTGTACTAGATACAGCTACTTTGCAGTCAGCAGCCAAACTTGAAGTAGCTGTTGAGACCGTGGAAACTACTAACAAAAAGATTTCTCAGAATAATACTTACAAGCAGCTACAAAGTAAAATTATTTTGTTGCCGTTACCGGAGAAACCTGTGGAAAGTATTGCTAATACTCAAGCACAAGCTAAGTTACTTACTACCGAATCTATTCAAATAGAAAAAACTTTTAAAGATAGCACGGCTTTTGTTGAGAAAATAACAAAACTAAGTGGCATCTGCCCAACATGTTTACAGGCTATTGATACTGAAAAAATATCAGAATTAGTTACTGAACAAGATACTATTCAAAAAACTGCGTTGTTAAGATTGCTTGAGCTAAAGTCTGCGCTTGATATAATTAATACAGAAAACTCAGCTTATACTGCAAAAAAGACTACTTGGGAAACAGCACAAAAATCTCAAGAAACCTGGGAAAAGTATCATCAGTTAATTGACACAGAGCTGCCAGAGGCTGTATTCGATAAAGTTAGTTTACAAAACGAACTAGATGCTTTAACTACAAGTATTGCTGATACTCGTAAAAATATTACTGCTGCAGAAAAAGCTAATCAGTTGGTTAATGCTCATAACTCCAAAGTAGACACTATATCTAAGCAGTTAGCTGAAATGTCGGAAGAATTAGAAACATACAGTGCTAAACTTCATGAACTCTCTGAGCGAATGAGTATTGTTAATGTATTAACTAAAACATTTTCTACTACTGGACTAGTAGCGTATAAAATAGAGTGTTTAGTAAAAGACCTAGAAGAAATAACTAATAGTTACTTAGTTGACTTAAGTGACGGAAGATTCCAAATTAGCTTTAAGATATCAGCTAGTGATAAGCTAAATGTTATTATTACTGATAATGGCAGAGATATTGAAATGCTGGCCCTAAGTGGCGGTGAGCGTGCTAGAGTAAATGTGGCTACCTTACTGGCAATTAGAAAATTAATGCAGACTTTAAGCTCTAGTAGAATAAATTTATTAATACTAGACGAAACCGTTGAAACCTTAGATATTGACGGCAAAGAGAGACTAGTAGAGGTCCTCTTAAAAGAAGAACATTTAAATACATTTTTAGTATCACATGGCTTTACCCATCCACTACTAGAAAAAATTAATGTTATTAAATCCAACAACCTATCTAAAATAGAGGTATAAAAATGGTAAAAATCGAACAATTAAAATCAGCCTTGGCTGTATTCACACGTAATAACAACGAACAACCAGTTATTTTGAATTCTACACTAACTGATGAAGAATTCAAAACGCTGCGTGTGCTAGAAGGTATTGTAGTTGTTAGCATCAATGAATCTGAAGTACTAAGTATTGTTGCTGCACCTAAATCTTCAAACATCGTAATACAAGACGAAGTTAAAACAACTACAGAAACTAAAAGTGAGAGTGAGCCTACCGTGGAGGTTACAGTTAAAGAAATCTCCGTTACGGAAACGATAAAACCAGTTATTGTAAAACCAGTTCCTAGAACTCGTAAGTAATGACTGTAGATGCCAGAGCTAAAGGGGCACGTACTGAAACTACAGTACGTGATCTTTTAAAGAAACATACCGGCCTAGGCTGGGAACGAGTACCTGGCTCTGGTGCTCTTGACCCTAAACATTTGCTAAAGGGTGATTTGTATGTACCTGGGCGAACTAACTTATACTGTGTAGAAGTAAAAGGTTACGCTGAAGATCACTTAACATCGCATTTGTTAACATCAAAAACTCCGCAATTAATAGAGTTTTGGGAGCAGACCATACGACAGGGTCGGCAAGTTGAGAAAAAACCACTATTGATATTTAAATTTGATCGCAGCAAAGTATTTGTTGCTTTTGATGAAATGCCTAACTCACAAGATTATCGTTGTATTTATTACAACCATGAAACGCATGAGTTTTATGTTGCTTTACTCGAAGACTGGCTCAAGTATGAGCAAACACAATTTGTAACTTGATTACGCAAGGTTAATCATGTATAATATACACTTAACCACAGAAATATATAATGAGCAAATCATTCACAAAAGTCGCTGAAACAGAAAATACATTACTAGTTGTTGATGCACTTAACTTGGCTTTTCGCTATAAACATAGTGGAGCCACAGATTTTGCTGAAGACTACTTACGCACAGTTAATAGTCTTAAAAAATCTTACAAAGCATCACACGTAGTTATTGCTTGCGATCAAGGTAGTTCAAGCTATCGTAAAGCACTAAGCCCAATCTACAAACAAAATCGTAAAGATAAATTTGCAGAACAAACAGACGCTGAAAAAGCAGCCTTTGAGTTGTTTTTCGAAGACTTTACCAAAACACTTGAACACATCTCTGAAAATACTGAGTATCCTGTGTTGCGCTTTCAAGGCGTTGAAGCAGACGATATTGCCGCGTATATTGTCAGCAAAAAAGCTAATATTGGCGTTGACGATATCTGGTTGATTTCTAGTGATCGAGATTGGGACTTATTGGTTGATACCGGTGTTTCTAGATTTAGCTATGTTACTCGCAAAGAAGTAACAGAGTCAAACTGGAGGACACACTACGATCACTCACAAGAAGATTATATTAGCATTAAATGTCTAATGGGCGATAGCGGAGATAATGTACTTGGCGTACCAGGCATTGGCCCTAAACGCGCAGTTGCTTTAGTTAATGAATACGGTAGCTGTTATGATATTGTAGCTAATATCCCACTTAGTGGTAAATACAAGTACATTCAAGAACTAAATAAGTGTAAAGATGTGCTCTTATTAAATTATCAGCTAATGGACTTAGTTACCTACTGTCACGAAGCCATTGGCGAATCAAACTGTCAAGAAATTGACCAAACACTAGAACTTTATTTAAAATGAGTAATAATCAGTACCTTACATCATGCGGAAACTACGGCCCAAGGATAGATGCATATCGCAGCAATCCTAAACTTGAATGTCAAGTACAGCCCGGTGCCAAACTTCCACAGCGTGCGCATCCCACAGATGCTGGAGCAGATTTGTTTAGTCTTGAAAATCACGAGCTTTACTCCGGAGAACAAAAACTTGTTGATACGGGTATAGCAGTTAAAATTCCAGAAGGCTTTGCAGGCTTTATTTTCAATAGGAGTTCGCAAGGGAAAAAAGGGATTACAATCCCACATTCGGTTGGAGTCATTGATTCCGATTATCGAGGAAATTTAAAAGTTTTGCTAAAAAATATTTCCGAAGACCCTTATCACATTGAACCTGGCGACAGAGTCGCGCAGTTAGTAATTATGCCAGTACAAATCGTGGATTTTGTAGATAGCTGGAACGACACACAACGCGGTACTGGCGGCTTCGGCAGTACCGGCACATAAATTAAGGAAAACATGACATCATCACCATCTACACGCGCACAAGTAATTACACGTCGTACATATAATCGCCCTACCTCAGACGACGGAAAACAATTTGAAACATGGCAAGAAACAGTTGCACGAGTTATCGATCACCAAGAGTGGTTGTGGCAACGAGCAGCAAATCGTGACCTAAATGACGTAGAATACGCAGAACTTTATGATCTTGAGCAGCTAATGCTAGATCGCAAGGTCTCTATGAGTGGTCGTACACTTTGGCTAGGCGGTACTACGGTAGCCAAAACTCGTGAAGCATCGCAGTTTAATTGCAGCTTTACACACGTTGAAACAATCTATGACGTTGTTGACGTTTTATGGTTGTTACTACAAGGTTGTGGCGTTGGCTTTAAACCAATCGTAGGCACACTAAACGGATTCTCAAAGCCGATTAAAAATATCAGAGTAGTACGAAGCACTCGTACTGACAAAGGTGGAAACGAGTCCAACACAGAAACATTTGACGCCGAAACAAAAACCTGGACTATTAGCATTGGTGATTCGGCGGAAGCCTGGGCTAAGTCTGTTGGTAAATTAATTGCTGGTAAATACCCGGCAGATACTCTGGTGCTAGACTTCTCACAGTTACGCCCAGCAGGTGAAAGGTTAAAAGGATATGGATGGATTAGTTCTGGAGATTCGGCAATTAGTATCGCTTATGTTGCTATCGCCAATATACTTAATGGGCGTGCTGACAGTTTGCTTACTCGCATGGATATTCTTGATATTGTTAATCATCTGGGTACCATTCTATCTAGTCGTCGCAGTGCTGAAATCGCACTATTCGACTACGGACAGCCAGAGTGGGAAGAATTTGCGGTAGCCAAAAAAGACTGGTGGTTACATAACAATGGTCATCGTACACAGTCCAATAATTCGCTAGTATTTAAAGAAAAGCCGCTAAAGTCTGACTTGGAAAAAATCTTTTCAATGATGATTGAAGCAGGTGGTTCAGAACCAGGATTCATTAATGAGGTCGAGGCACTTCGGAGAGCCCCTTGGTTTAAGGGAGCCAATCCATGCGTTGAAATCCTACTCGGTAACAAGAGTTTCTGTAACCTTACCGAAACTGATATTGCCAAATTTAAAGGTAATACTGCCGGACTACACAACGCCATTAGACTGGCAGCTCGTGCCAACTATAGACAGACCTGTGTTAATCTTCAGGACGGCATACTTCAGGAATCATGGCATCTCAACAACTATTTCCTTCGACTATGCGGCGTTGGCTTAACAGGTATTGCAATGCGTCCTGATATGGGAAGCTATGACTATGAGTACTTAAAGCGTACAGCTACATCGGCTGCTGTTGGTATGAGCCAGGAACTAGGGCTACCGGCCCCTAAGAATATTACTTGTATCAAGCCGTCAGGAACTATCTCAAAGATTATGGATACCACAGAAGGTGTACATAAACCACTAGGTAAGTACATTTTTAATAATGTTCAGTTCTCAAAACATGACCCTGTTGTTGAAAAAATGCGAGAAGCTAATTACCGAGTAATTAATCACCCAGTTGATGATAGTGGTGTGCTAATCACTTTTCCTGTAATGTGGGACGGTGTACAGTTCGATAAAGTTGACGGCAAAGAAGTTAATATTGAGTCCGCAGTTGTTCAACTTGAGCGATACAAACTCTTACAAACTTCTTGGAATCAACAAAATACTAGTGTAACAATTAGTTATGATCCTAGCGAAGTAACTGCTATTATTGATTGGTTGCTGCTAAACTGGGATTGTTACGTAGGCGTTTCATTCATCTACCGCACAGACCCAACCAAAACAGCTAAAGACCTTGGCTATTTATATCTTCCACAAGAAGTTGTCACTGAACAGGATTACAGAGATTACGTTGCTACACTGGGCACAGTTGATCTTAATAATACCAACAGTTTTGACGAAATCTTGGATGCAGAATGCGCAACTGGCGCTTGCCCAGTTAAATAATTTTTTCCCCTTAACCACAACAAACATAGTATGAACGAGATTAGATTCACTTTAACCGATTTATCTGTTGACGAAATCAACGCAATCTTAGCAGGTCTACAAGAATTACCAGGTAAAATCTGTAATCCTATGACTCAAAAGATTCGTGAACAAGCAGAAGCTCAGTTGCCACAACAAGAACCTGCTACTAAGTAATTAAGCAAACAAAAAGCCCCCGCGTTGCAAAACTCGGGGGCTTTTTTGTCGTCAAAATTTCCGAACGTGCGCCAATGCACTTGCCCAAAAATATCCTGCATAATTTCTTATTAACTAGCATTTTAACTCCTGGAACCCTAAAAGTTAAGTTGCACCGCTTAACAAACTGTTATATAATTATTTCAGTTCTTAGAATTTAAGAGCTGCGCGGTGATACGCAGTATCATAAACATCCACTACAGGAATATTATATACTATGGATGATACAACGACTGGCGTACCTATTTCTACAGCAGCTGCTGAGGAAGCTATGGATGCGCTTAAAAAACAAGCTAGTTTTGCGGAAGATTATTACCGTAAGCTAGCATCTCAAGTTAAAGAAACTTTAAAGGAAACTAAAATGGCAGATATTATGACTCCAACAATCCCAATGATGATGGGTGGCGGCGGCGGTGATGGTTTATTCGGTGGCGGAGCAGGTGGCGGCGGTTTAATCGGCGGTCTTATCCTAGGAAGCCTACTTCGCAATGGCGGAAATTTATTAGGTGGTGAAGGCGGAGCAGCTGCAGGTGCAGTTCTACGTAGCCCTCCAGAACAAGTTGCAGCAAATATGGCTCTAATGCAAAGCATTGGCGCTGTAGACAAGTCAATTGCTGTAAGTACTGCAACAATGGAAGCTTCACAAGCTAGCCAAACATCAGCACTTATTAGTGCAGTTAATGGAATTTTAGTTCCAATTAGCGCTGGTATTGGTCAAGTTAAAGATGTTGTTAATGCTAATGCTGTAGCCTTAATGCAAGGTCAAGCTGCGATTAACCAAAACATCATGGAAAATCGTTATGAACTAAGCAAAGATATTAGTGCTGATGGTGAGAAGACTCGTGCATTAATTGTATCTCAGTACGAAATTAACCTACAACGTCAACTAGCTGATGCAAATGCACAGATTATTGAACTACGTGGTAACAATAACCTACAAGGTGCTGCTGCAGGTATTACTCTAACTAATACCAACAACATCAACCAGATGCAACAACAATCACAACAACAAGCCCAGTACGCTCAACTAGCACACTTAATTTATGGTCTAGGCCAAAACATTACTAATGGTGCAATCAACGTTGGTAGTGGAACACAAACAGCTAATCCAACGAATACAAACACAAGCATTCGTTAAT